ATATAAAATTGATATTATTAATTTTATAAAGATGGCCAAAGAAGTTTTAATACTTTTTTATAATGATATGAATACAACAAAAGAACTTAAAAAGAAAGAAGAGAAAAATTTACCTGCAATTACGGACCCTAGAATTGGAAAAATTATAAACCCATTATATACTCATCAAGCACTAGAAGTAAATAATAACCAACCAAATGATGTAAATGGATATAATTACAATACAACTACATCCGTTTATGTATTTAATACTACAGCAAGAAATGATTTTTTTTACACTGAATCGGTTACTTCGACATTCGAGTTACCTCTTGTATGGAAAAATGTAATTTCAATATCATTATCGTCTTTAAATATACCAAACGTTTTCTATACTTTTAATAGTGAACTAGGAACAAATCAAATATATATAGAGGAAGAAATAACTGGCATATCAGGAATAGTTACTTTGCCAGATGGTAATTATGTACCATATTCATTAATTGATTCTGTAGGACCTATTACGACAAGTAGTTTTGTAGATGAATTGACTCTTGCAATAAATAATACTCTTGGTACCGAAGAGAGATTTCAAGTTGTATTTAATCCATCAACACATAAAATTACTATTTTAAACACCACTAATAATTTTACAATGAATATATTAGTAAAATATGAAGAAGATATATGCAACCCATATTCTAGTAATATTCTCAAGAATAATAAAAATAATAAGTTGAACCTTGATGTAAATACGTATTTGCAAACGATGGGATATATAATGGGTTATAGAGATTTCATTTATCAAGGATGCGACTCTTATACTGCAGAGTCGGTATTTAGTGATGTTTATTCAGATTATTTGTATTTTGTTTTAGAAGATTATACTGGTGCACAGACTACTAGCAATACTTATGGCGTATTGAGCCCGGGGGTTATAAGTAAAAGTATTTTAGCAGTTATACCAATTAATAGTAATAAATTTACTACTACTTTTGACAATAACTCTAATTATATTTATAAAAAGCGGGACTATTTTGGACCGGTTGATATATCAAAGATTTCTATTAAATTGTTGAACCATAGAGGCGATTTGGTAAATCTTCAAAGTAAAGAATTTAGTTTCAGTCTTCAGATTAAAATGCTATATAATTTATCTGAAAATAGTAATATAAAATTTAGAGGGTTAGGTTTTGTTTAATTTTTATTATAAATAAAATTGAAATAAAAATATATTATTTAATGAATAAATATAATTTATAAAAGAAAATGGTCAAGAACGTTAGTGGTGGTAATAAATCGAAGGGATTTGCGCGCAAGAATTTTGCAAAGAAAGATAGCGCACTCAGAGTTTCTGAAGATGAAGCGGAAATATATGCACAGGTTACAAAAATGTGTGGCGGTTCAGCCTGCCAAGTAGTAACCTTAGATGGCGTTCCATTTTTGTGCCATATTCGTGGAAAATTCCGAGGTAGAGGAAAACGCGATAATTTTATAGGTAATGGAACGTGGCTTCTTGTTGGTTTGAGAGAATGGGAAAAAGAACCATCGGAAGGAAAACTATCTAATTGTGATGTGATTGAAGTATACAATGATGCAGATAAAATTAAACTGAAAAACAATATAAATTCTATTAATTGGTTGCCATTCATTAACTATGATATTAAAACGATTGGAATGGTAAGTAGTGCAGAGGAGACAGAAGATACATGTGGATTTACATTCGCTGACGAAAAAACACAGGAGTATCAAGAATTGATTGAAGCCGAAGTAGCCAAGACAAATATGAAGCAAACTAGTATTACCTTGGATGATGGAGAAGAAATCGACGTGGAAGATATTTAGATTTTAGAAATAAAATATAAACATCATTAAACAATATAAAGACAAAGTTATGGTATACTATAACATAGAAATATAAATAAAAAATCAGTTGTAATCACACAGCAAACAAAATATATAATTTAAAAATAAAGATTACAGTAATTTAACAGGGGTAATAGTCTAGAGGTATGATTTCTGCTTTGGGTCTTCTTTAGGTAAATAAAAATGCAGAAGGTCCCGAGTTCGATTCTCGGTTGCCCCCATTTTATACATTTAGAGTAATAAACTAATGAACCCTATTATTTTAAGCTATAAAAGTAAATAATAACTAGAATAAAGCTCGTGTAGCTCAGTTGGTTAGAGCATCAGTCTTATGAGCTGGCGGTCAACGGTTCGAGCCCGTTCTCGAGCAATAATAAAATGTGGATTATTTTTTTATAGTTTTATAATATAAAATGAGTGTAAACATATCAAATAATGATATATTTTTGTTAATTTCATTAGTTTTTGTAACATTTTTTAATTCTTTATTGGCAATATTATCTAATAATTTTACTGATATATACAATGATGAAGCAATAAAAACAAGTATTGTAATAAATTTTTTGAATATATTTGCCACTTTAGCAAATGCATACCAATTATTTATAAGTATTTACTTTTTATTAATTAAATCTGTCAGTAGCAATTTTTACAAATTGTTATTTGTTTTATTATTAATAAAATCTGTTTTCTTTTTCTTTAGCAGCGAAGATACCTTTAAAGCTTTACGTTTGAAAAAAGAGACAATTGCAAAATTAAGAAAAATTGAAGAATATGATTATGCTGCAAGCACTATTTTATTCTTTATTTTAACTGTTTGGGCTTTAAAAAGCATATATCTATAACTAATTTAAAATAATTGATAATATCTAATTTTCCGAACAGCAACCACAATAAAAATAAAAATGTTTTTAAATGGAAAATGCAAACACCAAAATACTAAAAGCACGGATGGCCGAGTGGTCCAAGGCGGTGGACTTAAGACCCACTATCGTAAGATGCGAGGGTTCGAACCCCTCTTCGTGCATTCTAATATCACTCATAAAGGATATAGCAAAAAAGTGCAGATTGTATAGTTTTTTTATCCATAACAGCAATATCAATAATCTTATAAAAGATATGATTTCATAAATGTTTATATTATGTTAAAGTTAGTTTCTTTCATTAGTGACGAAGTTTAAACACATATAAACACCGGATTTAGCATAGTCTATTAGGAGGGCCCTCTTTAAGTCTTGGCTATAATATTTTATAAATCCATCACAGCAAAAACAGATTAATCAGATTATTTTTGAAATAATTTATTGTTTCCATCACAGCAAATAACTCATAATTAAAGCATAATTAAAATTTTTACAATAGAATATAGTTAATAGCTTGTTTCTATATGTAAATAATCAAAGGAAACAGCGCCCCCAAAATGGTCCTATGATGTAAAGGTAGCATTTGAGACTTTGAATCTCACCATCTGGGTTCGAATCCCAGTGGGACCTTTTATACAATATTATCTATGTGATATTTTGTATTTATATTTTCTTCGTCTTCATTTTTTGTTTCTACATTTTGATTCTCATATTGAATTTGATGAGACACTAAATAATAAGGTTCAACTTCAATCGTTGCTAATTTTTTTCTCATACGTAGTTTTCTATTATGCACAGTTATATAAGACTTTATTTTGAATTTTATCACATAATATAAGCATATTAAGAATAATGAAGAGAAAACTATGATTAAAATTAATTCAGGTAAGTCCATATTTATTTTATTCTATTTAACACATTAGATCATATTCATAATTTATTCAATTTTATTTTTATATTATATGTCTGTTCTCAGAAATCAAAAAAGTCATCAAACAGCAACTAATCAATAATGAATTTTACACCTTTTAACATTTCAAACGCCGTTTTTATAAATAAAATTATTTATAAAAAATAATATAAAGGTAATTCATTATTACTAAATAGACAATAATGATAATAAATGGGGTTGTTCTCCAACCAGTATTGGTTGTTTAGCAGTGATATGTGAGACCAGAAGTCAAACAAAGCATATTACAATTGCTACTCATTTCGTCCTTCACCAGTTTAACTGGGTTAAGTTGGACTATTGTAAGGTGAAATCCCTTACTATTGATTTTACAGAGGGAGTAATTCCTCAACCTTTAACATAACGACCTTAGCAATATAATCCCAAAAGCAAATGTTTATGTGGTTTGCTGAAAACTTCGGCGTTTGAAATGTTAAAAGGTGTAATGATGGCAGCATCTATTTAAAGCTTCGGTAGCTCAGTAGGTAGAGCAAAACGCTGTTAACGTTTAGGTCGCAGGTTCGAGTCCTGTCCGAAGCGAATATAATTATTATTAATACATAATATGGGGTTTCGCTATATTATGCATTATTATACTTTTAATATTACTATGATAATATTGTTTTTCAAGAAGTGATAAGCATATTATATTATATTATATTAGATGACAACAACATATCATATAGTACTTACTGATGGCGATGATTTTTTTAGTGGTTATTTCGATGTATCTTCTTCATATGTTACTCATTTTTATGATTATAGTAGTAATGATATTTTAGCACCAATTAATACTGTATCATATGGTGGTATTACTAATAATGTGTATAGTCCTTATCCTTTTGCTAGTCTTATTTTAGGATTTGTGTCACCTTATTTACGTTTATCGGGAGTAAGTAATGTATTTATTACAAGTTCAACATTATCTACAACAGATATCAGTACAAACTTATGTGCTGCAATTAATGTTACTTTACGAAATGGTCTCGGATCAAATGAACTTTGTCCCTTTATTGTAAACCCAATACAACCACTTCCTTATTTCCCACCATCTATTACTATTTATTATATTACAATAAATTATATAGACACTGTAAATAGAAATTATATTTTTTCTGGATATTTAGGTGTGGATTCTAACGGTATAATTCAATCATTTTATAATTACAACTATCCAAATGTAAATATGATAGCGCCTATAAATACCCAAACAAATGCTTATAATTCTTATGTAAATGATAATATTTTAGTTACTTCACCAAGTATACAATTTACTGATAATGGAGTTGCACTATCAGTACCCATAGTTTTTGGTAGTGTTAACTATAATTTTCTATTTTATGATCAAAATAATGGTTTTGGAATTATAGATACAAGTAGTAATGTTAGTTCTATTAATGCAATTTCTATT